ATAAGTAAGGGAGAAATAAGATGACACAATATAATTTAGGTTCTAAAGCGTTTATTGCTGAGGAGGCATTGGAAGCGAATCGAAGAGTGAAACTGGGTACAGCTGCAAATCAGGTTGTTTACGCCGATCAGTCTGATAGTGATAACTATATTGGTGTCACTGAAGCAAAGGCGGCGATTAATACTTATGTGAGCGTTGCTCTAAAACAGCCGGGCAGAACTTTCAAGGTTGTTGCTGATGGAATTCAATCAGCAAAATGTGTTCTTTATGCTGCTGATGACGGGAAAGTTTCTGATACTGCTTCAGGAAATCCCATAGGTGTTGCTCTTGAAGCGGCTACGGCTGATGGCGAGGTGATTGAATCTATCCTGGAAGATACTGCTTCTGCGGAAATGGATGGAGCGTCCACAGCTATTGAAGCGGAAAACGGTAATGGATCCATCCCGATTATTTTCTCGAAAGCTGGAATCACAGACGCTAAAGGAGGAGATGTTGTTTTTTTAACTTCTGCCCCATTTGACTGTAGAATCATAAAATGGTGGTTAATTTCTCGTGATACAACAGCTGCAAATATTACTGTCAAAAATGGCAGTGCCAATGTAGTTGGTACATCTACAGCGAAAGGTACAGCTGATGATGTTGTTGTTGATGGCGCCGGTATCGTTGCAGAATATGATGAAGTTGCAGCTGGAGCGTCTTTAAAAGTCGCTGCATCAGCTGTAGCCGCGTTTGATATTTTCGTAATGGTGATAAGAATATAATAATTCAAAAAAGAGTTTTTACAAGCAATTCTAACAAGTAAGTTTAATTTTAAATAAGGAGACAAGGAAATGTCAGGAGTTGATTATTCGGGAACAAGAGCTGTGCCAAGAATTGAACTTGGTGTAGCAATGCAGGAGTTCATGACTGATGAGGCAAATCAGTTTATCGGAACCAAGGTAGCGCCTATTTTTCCTACTTTGAAAAAAGAAGGAAAATATCCGGCAGTAACGCGTGAAAGTATCACTCGGGATGCAGATACTAAACGCGGATCTCGTGGAAACTATAATCGAGACGGATTTGAAGTGAAAGACAAAGAGTTCGCCTGTAAAGAGCATGGTCTGGAAGGGCCTCTTGATGATAGCGATCGTGCATTATACGCCTCTGATTTTGATGCGGAACTTAATTTAACACGTATTATTACCCGCCGGCTTCTGCAGGCACAGGAAAAACGTATTGCCGATTTAGTGATAAATACAAGCACGTTTACCGGCAATGCGTTGTATAAAGATTATTCAGGCGCGCCATGGGCAACCGCCGGATCAGATGCTATTGGACAAGTAAGGTTCGGGCGTAAAAAAATCCGTACTAATTGCGGGATGGAAGCAAACACATTAATCGTGAGCCGCACTAACCTTGATTATTTATTGGCAAATACAGCCATCAAAGACGCGATTAAGTATACCGCTCGACTAACTGAACAGGAAATCAAGAACGCTTTGGCTGATCTTTTTGGAATTGAGCAAGTCATTGTTGGCGGTTCAATCAGGAACTCTGCTAAAGAAGGATCTGCTTTTGTCGGATCGTCTATCTGGAGTGATACTTATGTTTCATTAGCGAGAATTTCTAAAAACGGGCAGGATTTATCAGAACCCACACTGGCAAGAACGTTTTTATGGACAGCTGACAGTCCTGAGAATGCCACTGTTGAACAATATCGTGAAGAAGGTGTTCGAAGCGATATTTTTAGGGTTCGCCAGCATACTGATGAACAGATAATCGACCCGTATTTCGGGTTCTTGATGAAAGTCGCTTAATCGAAATATAAATTCCCAGCCGGGAACTGTTCTTTATGGCTCCCGGCTTTACCAGGTAAACAGAAAATGACATTTAAAAGCCTTGTGCAAGATGATTTAAAAAACGTTTTTCTGAATACAAATGAGTTTGCGGAAGAAATTGTTTATATGCCTAAAAACGGAACCGCAAAAACTATCGTGGCATTGATTAGCAGAGATCGGATTGAGCCGGTAGAAGAGAACCGGTATCGATCGCTTCAGAAAGAGTGTGAAGTCATTATATCAAAACTGGATTCCAATGGGATATCAAGCATAAATGAAGGACAGGATAAAGTCTCATTCCCTGAATATGAAGGCGGTTCTAATAAGGATTGGGCAGTACTGGAAATATTAAAAGCGGACACTGTAACGTGGACGCTAAGGGTTGGAATGTAGATGAAGAACGAACGGATTTTTTCAACACCGATAGAAATTGAGTTTAAGAATACAAAAGAATTTAAAAAGATGTTTATAAAAGCTCCGGAGATTCTTGCTTATGAGTTTCAGGACGCTTTTTCGCATATAAAACTTAAATTTTTCAAAACGTTGAAATCAACAATGAAAGTTAAACGGACTACCGGTTACTGGAAGTTGTTTCAAGGTCGTGTATATCCTGAAAAACGGATCCAAGCTAAAAAACCCGAGAACGTTGAGATGCGCATTTGGACACGGTCACGTTTAGCGAAAATACATGAACGGGGCGGCGTGATAACTCCGAAAAGAGCGAAGATGTTAGCTATACCTATCGGGGACGCTGCGAAAAAAACGACAAAACAGGTAAAGAAACAGTATGCGGATAAATCTAAAATCAAAAAATTAGTTATGGTTGAGGTGATGGGTAAATTGTACTTAGTAAAGTTGAATAAGAAAAGAAAACGATTCTTGTTTGCTTTAATGAAAAAGGTAACCGTAAAACCTAAACTGAATTTTGAAAAAACATGGGTGAGTTTAAAAGCTTTTAGGGCGATGATATTAAATCAAGCTCTGGACATAACAGTTAAGAAATGGGCAAGGGTGAAATAAATGGCATACGCTATTCGTGAAAAAATAATGCAGAACCTTGTTACAACACTGGAAGGGATAACAACCGGCAACGGATATAACAACACTATAAACGCGGTTTATCGTTGGGAACAAACCGGCAACTCGCTTGTCGATGTTCCTGTGATAGAGCTTAATATTGCCGGTGAAGATACGGAGAATTCGCCGAATCCGTATACGACAGCAACTTTATCGGTAATGATAGACCTGTTTGTCAGACATGATAAATCAAATTTCAGCGGCTCAACAGACGCTTACCTGATTACGTTTTTAGCTGATATTACAAAAGCGTTAATGACCGACAATACCAGAGGCGGTAACGCTATTGATACGGTTATCACAGGAAATTCGCCTTTTGATATTGTGGACGGGCAGGGATTCACCGGATTAACTGTAATTATTGATATTTTATACAGGTACAAAATTTATGACATTACTCAAATATAGGAGGTTAAAACATGTTAGTTCGCAAGATGCAGTTAGCGGCAAAAGTAGAAGATATTGAAGGGGGGTTGGAAAGTCTGGCGTCGGTTGACGCGAAATTTCTTGTAAAAGATCCGAATTACAGTGCTGATATGGATATTTTCGAACGTGAAATAGTCAGAGATACTTTGTCTAATCTGCAGAGTTTAACCGGCAAAAAATCAGCGTCTTTATCGTTCGGTTTGGAATTACGCGGTTCGGGTTCGGCAGGCACTGCTCCGCAATGGTCGAGATTATTAAAAGCCTGCGGGTTTCAAGAAAATATACTGAAAAGCCTCACTATCGGCATTGTTTCCGACGGTCCTTTTGTGCATGGTGAAACGATTACCCAATCGACAACTAATGCGACCGGTCGTGTCGTTATAGACACAGCTAATGGTACGACAACACTTTATTTTGTGGATACCGGCGGAGGGACATGGGACGATTCCAACGATATCACCGGCGGAACTTCAGGAGCTACTGCCACACCATCGGCATTAGCGACTGCGGGAATTGAATGGAAACCGTTTTCCGATGAATTATCACAGATATCTATCGGCTCGATATCAAACGGTCCTTTTAGTGCAGGAGAATTAATCACCGGAGGAACTTCAGGCGCAAAAGGCTATGTTTACGAAGAAACGGCAACCGGTGCATCTGTTTTAAAATACAGGATTATATCAGGAGTTTTTACATCCGGAGAAACTGTAACCGGATCAGATTCCGGCGCATCCGCAACAACCTCAAGTACGGCTACACAGGTTGAGGTACCCTCATTGAGTATGGGGTTGTATAACGATGGATTTCTTGAGCGATTGAAAGGCGGCAGAGGGACTGTGAAATTCACGTTTCCGGTTGGTCGTCCGGCAGGGATGGATTTTGAATTCAAAGGCGCATATGTTGACGCTGATGACGTGACTGAGTTAACAGGCATATCATATGAGACGACTGTTCCGCCGGTTGTTTTGGACGCAAGTTTAAGTGTCAACAAATTTGCGGCGGTATTAGCAAATGTTGAGATTGATGTAAATAATACGGTTTCACCGCGAGAAAGCGTGAATGATTCTAATGGAATATTATCGCATAGGATTACCGAACGAAAAATGACAGGGTCGATTGATCCTGAAATGGTGCTTAAAGCACAACAGGATTTTTATCAGCAGCTTAAAAACAATACAGAGGTTGTTATCGATTTTACTGTAGGAAACACAACCGGCAACATGTTTCGCATCTATGTACCGAGAGCTCAATATAACGGTCTTAGTAAAAGTGATCGGGACGGAATCAGGGTTGCTGATCTTACATTTTCGTGCAACGGTTCAATGTCGCCTGGCGACGACGAATTAACATTACTGCAATTATAAATTAATCAGGAAGAGGAGTTTTTGATTATGGCTATACCGGTCGGTTTAAATAGAGTTAATGATTATGTTTTAAAGTCACATAAAAAGTTACCTGAAGACCAGCGGGCTGTGTTTAAAATTAAAATTTTAACACAGCGTAAGTTTGCCAAAGTTGTTTCACTTTTTAAGGTGATAGAGGATGAACAGGAAAATTTAGACAAAATAAACGAAGCGTTTGTTGAAATTTGTAAAGCCTCTTTAAAAACTTGTAAAAACCTGTATGACGATGAAGGTAATAAATTCGAATATTCGTATAAAGAGGCAGACAGGTTGCTTGATTGTCTTACATTCAGTGAAATAAGGGAACTGAACAGTGCAATTATAGAAACTAATATAATATCAGAGGAACAAGCAAAAAACTGATATTTGCCGCAGGTTTTATTGTTGATGATTTGAGTTTTGATTGCAGAACTTGCGGCTCAACACAAAAAGAATTGTATGGATGTGAAAAAGACGCATCCGATCCTGTTTTAACAATACAGTGTGTTAAGTGTGGCGGGAAAAATAAAGACTGTGAAATATGTCATGGTTCGGGAACAGAAGATATATACCGATGTCCATTGCGAAAAGTTGAAACATTACGAGAGTTTATAAAGTTTTACGGTTTTTATAAAAAAGGTTTTTTACCTGAAGAAGGCGGAGTTTTAGAACAGGCAAATATATTTTTAGAAGCATGTTCTTTTTTAGACAACGAAGTTGCGAAAATTAAGAATGAGAAAATAAAAAGGATGTCGAAAAATGGCAGACGCTAAGAAGACATATGAAATTATCGCAAAAATGAAGAATAATATATCTCCGAATTTAAAGCTAATCGGCAGATCGTTTTCCTGGATGACAGCTAAAGCAAAGGCGGCTTTACGAGGTTTAACCAAGATGGTTTTTAATTTAAAAACCGGATTACTCGGATTAAGTGCGGTTTTAGGCGCTAATATGTTTATTCGACCTGCAGCTGATATTGAAAATTATCGGGCACAGTTGACCGCCATTTACGGTGATGCCAAAAAAGCGGCAGTTGCATTACATGAAATGCGTAAATTTGCAGCTGAGTCACCTCTTGAGACAAAGGATGTGATTGAGGCATTTAAAGTGCTTGAGTCGGTTGGGGTTGAGTCTGCAGAAACTGTAGTTAAAAAATTAGGGAATGTCGCTGTTATATTTAAAAGAGAAGTGGCTGATATATCAAATGCGTTTATCGGTTTAAATAAAAGAACGTTACGTCAACTTGGCGTTGAGGTTGACCGGCAAGGAAAAAGCATTATCATTGCTGCAGGCAAAGGTCCTAAACGAATGGTAGTGGAAATTGAAAAAGCAAACAAAACAACCATTCAGCTGAATAAAGAAATTAGGAATTCTTTACTTGATATATGGACAAAACAGTTTCCGAACGCAATGGATTTAATGAAAAATAATTTTGATGCCGCAGTTGCCGTTTTTAAATCTAAAATATTTGAGTTAACAGCTGATATCGGCAAAAAATACCTGCCTAAACTTACTGAATTTTTTAATAAATTATCAGACATGATAACTGAACATCACAATGAAATAGTTGCGCTTTTCACCTCACTTCCTGATATCTGGGATATTGTTGTCGAGCGTTTGATGTCTAAGTTAGAATCCGGCAAAAAATCTATTAAAAAAGGTTTTTGGAATTGGTTGATGAGACCTTTGACAATCTGGGGAGAGATGAAGGGATTTGAGGGAAAAACGATCAATCAGCGGATTAAAGAAATGTTGGCACAATCGGACAAAAAGAAAGGATGGACTTATTCTGTCCATATCAGGTCAAAAGACGAAGTGCCTTTAATGGACTTGATCAATGCAAAGATAAAAGAGCGGGCGGAACTTATTAACAAAGAAAATATATTATTAGAAGAAAAACATAAGAAAGCTCAACAAGAATTAAAAATAGCCGCGGATATAACAAACGAGGTTGAGAAAAAATTAAGTTTGTACGCTCAATTTAAAGAAGGTTTTGTAGGAACGTTGTTTGGTCACGAAGGCAAGGAAGAAGGGCAGTCGATTGATGGTCTAATAGATAAGTTTAGTGATTTAGAAGAACAAGGCAAACTTGCCGCTCATAATCTTGCTTACGGGATAAAAGAGTCTCTGGGGACAGCTTTTAAAGACCTTATACGGCAGACAAAAAGCGTTGAAGAAGTTTTTATAAATTTCGGGAACCGAATATTAGATGTTTTTGCACAAATCGCCGCGGAGTTTGCGGCGCAACAAATAACAGCAGCCGTTTTCAAAGGTTTTGCAGGATTAAGCGGGTTAGGATTTGCCAACGGAGGAGTTATACCCGGTACGTTCAGGGCGTTTGCCGGCGGTGGTGTATCCGACGGTCCTACACTTGGGTTAATCGGCGAAGGTAAATATAAAAACGAAGCTGTTGTACCCCTTCCGGACGGACGGAGCATACCTGTTGACCTGAAAGGTAATCAAGGTCAAGGAGCAATTAATAATTTTTTTATTATTCAGGCAATGGACGGGCAAAGCGTTATGCGCATTATGCCTCAAATCGAACAGTTTTTAATAAATTCCATACAAACAAGAAGTCCGTTAAGGGAGACGATTAAAAGTGTCTGATTTTATATGGAATCCGGATAATATAATTACTGCTGTCGAAGAATTCAAAACTTTGGTTTCTACCTTTGAAAACGGGGTGGAACAAAGACGCAAGAAGCGCACACGTCAAGATAAAAGCTGGCGTTTGACGTTTAAAAACAGGACTCAGGCAGAAAAGAATCAGATCCTTGCGTTTTTTCAATCAAAATACGGCCAATATTCATCGTTTACCTGGACAAATCCTGAAGACTCAACCGAGTATACAGTCAGGTTTAATTCAGACAAATTGTCTGTAACACGAAACGCTTATAATATTTATTCAATAGAAATAGAGTTTAAGGAAGTTTTATAAATGCGGTCGCTTAACGTTGATTATATAATAGAAAAAAATAAGCGGGAAAATCAGCCGATTTTTCTGTATACCGTATTTGATTATGATAATAACGGCACAAATCTTTGTTTGACGGATAATGATGAAAATGTGTATTTCGATGGTGTTGAATATTTAAGGTTTCCGATTACTCACCAACCTATTTCAGAAAACTCTCAAGGACAGATTGACCAAGTCAGAATAACAGTTTCCAATGTATCTCGAGAAATAGAATTTTACATTAACGAATACGACGGGTTGAGAGACAAAAAAGTGTCTATCAAACAAATATTCAGGGATACCATAAGTAACCCTGATGCAGTAATAGAAGACCTGTTTTATATAGATTATCCTACCTCAAATGAGAATTCGGTTGTGTTCTTAGCAAGTTCAAAATTCGATATTAATGATGTAACGATACCGCGAAAAATTTACAGCCGGGACGATTTCCCCGGTATACCTACAAAAAGGGTTTATATAGCTTGACGCTTTCTGAGAATGAACTGATTAGAAGATATTTAGGAATACCGTTCAAACACAAAGGACGAACAAGAGACGGGCTTGATTGCTGGGGTTTCTTGAAATTGGTTTTTGCTGATTTAGGATATCAGATTTACGATCCCGGAATAGATTATAAAAAAGATTGGGGATCAGAAGGCGAAAATTATTTTTTAGAACATTATTATCTGCAATGGAAACAAGTTTCACGGGCTGAGAGGTTCGATGTTGTATTGCTTGAAAACAGTAAAGGTATAGCGAATCATGCCGGTTTAATTTTGTCGCGCGGTCGGTTTATTCATTGTGCTGTTAAGTCAGGGGTTATTGTTAGCCGGTTTAATGATTTTAAAAACAGGATACATGGTTTTTACAGGATAAAAAATGATTACAATTAAGGTTATCCCGAATATATTAAGCAATGAAGGCAGGTCAACTAAAAAAGTTGAGTTTGATGTCAGTAAAAAGTTATCTGATTATCTGAAGGATTATGATCTTGAAGATCAGAAAATTATTATAGGTGGTGAAGTTGTCGCGGACATGTCGCGGACACTTGAAAATAATGACGAGATTATAATTACACCGGATGTAGAATTAGGTTTTCTTGCTTTTTTGACTGCCGGCACGATCCTCGCTCCGATTACCTCAGCGTTGGCAGCGGCAGCTCCGTATATATATATCGGGATAGCAATGGCTTCTGTCGGGTATTCTATTTATTCAGCCGTTACTTCCGGACCTCGCCAGGCAAGTCACGGGTTATCGCATACAGGCGGTATTGAAGACGGTAGCCCTACTTACGGATGGGACGGAATCACTCTTATTGCCTCAACAGGTGTACCTGTAGGAATTGTGCTCGGTAAACATCGTGTCGGAGGCAACAAAATCAACCAGTACATATCTACCGACGGGGACAAAAATTATCTCAATATGCTTATTTGCCTTGGTGAAGGGGAACTTGAATATATAGACGATTTACTTATAAACGATAATCCCGTCTCTAATTTCAGCGGCGTTGAGATTTTCAAGCGATATGGTACAGCTGATCAAAGTGTCATTCCTTATTTTGATCAGACACACCATGTGAACCCTATCGGAGTGGATATTGAAATAAACGGACCTGGTGTTACATACACAACAAGTTTAAGCGATATAGACGCATTCGAAGTGTATATCACATGTCCGAACGGATTATATATTCAGGTACAGCAACCTGATTTCAATGGCATAACAACACATTCCGTGACATTCACGATAGAATACAAAAAGCATAGTGCTTCAACATGGTCTTACATGAACGGAAACAGTTCTTATACGATAAGCGCAAAACAGAGATCAGCTGTTCGGAGAATATACAGGCAGGAAGGGCTTGAGCCGGATAAATATGATATTCGAATCATAAAAACCGGCGGAGTGGACAATGAGCTTGCTTCAGGCGCAATGAGAGTTCAGGCAATAGATGAAATAAGAGATATCACACTTGCTTATACCGGAAGAGCTTTGTTAGGTCTCAGATTTCTTGCTACGGAACAGCTGAACAATACCGAACCGAATGTAACGTGTATAGCAAAAAGAAAAGTATCACAGCCTAAAGTAATGAACGGCTCAACTGAAGTGGATTACGACGATTATTACTGGGACGCAGACAGTGAATGTTACAAATTGTTTTCAGATGATACGGCGTTAACATGGGACGGTTCAAGTTATGTTAACAAATATTCGTCTAATCCTGTTTGGATAATAAAAGACCTGCTCACCAATGATGTATACGGAGTAGGCGATTACATAAACGTATCCGCGCTGAACAACGATCTTTTGCTTGAGATGGCACAGTATTGTGATACGAAAACGCCGGACGGAAACGGCGGTTACGAGAAACTGTTTAAACTTGACGCAGTACTTGATTCCGCAACTAAAGTACTTGACGTTATAGCCCAGTTATCCGCCTCGTTTCGGGGTATGGCTTATTATTCAGCCGGCGCGATTCATCTGAAAATAGATAAACAAGAAGATCCGAATCAGGTTTTCAAAACATACGGAATGGGTAATATTATAAATGAGTTCGAGCAAACTTGGGTATCTAAGAAAGAAAAAATAAATGTTGTTGAAGTTCAGTTTATGGATGAAGATAACGATTATAAACAAGATAGTGTAGAGATAGAAGATAAAGATGTACTTTACGATTCAAACGGTCAGCAAATAGTCCCCCGCCGAAAAAAAGTAATACGCCTTACATGTACCAGATTATCGCAGGCGGTTCGTGAAGGACGGTACGCTATACGGGCGGCTAAATATCATGATAAAACCATATCGTTCAAAGCGGGCATTGATGCGGTTATATCGCAACCCGGCGATGTGATAGGCATATCGCATGATGTGCCTCAATACGGTTTCTCTGGCAGGCTGAAAAAATTAGGAACTATACCTGCCGATGCATTACTTCATTATAAAATGGATGATAACGCGGATAACGCTGTTGTTGTTGAAGAGAACGGCAACAATGCTGTTTTTACTAACAAGTCAGGTAGTTCATATACCGCAGAAAATAGTGTAGCCGGTAAAATCAATACGGCGCTTGCATTTAATGGCAACAGTTATATAGATTGTGGAAATAACGGTAACATTACAGGTAGTCTGAGTATATCCTCTTGGGTGAAATTAACGGATTCCACACCTGATAATCATTATAACATAGTTTCTAAAACTAATTTAGCATACAGGTTCCGTGTAAATAATGACGGTAAATTATGGTTACTTTTAAACGACGGAAGTTATGATGTTATTCGAACGGATAACAGTTATTTGACGTTTGACAGTACATGGTACCATATAGCTGTTGTCTTTGATAGTGTTAATCAAAAAGTAAATTTCTATGTAAATGGTGTTCTAAAAGAAACAAAAAATACAACTAAATCGTCTATTCAAATAACATCGTATGGTTTAACAATAGGCGCGATAGATGTAACGGCGTCAAGCGAGATATTATCCGGGCATTTAGATGATGTAAGAATATATGATTATGAACTGACCGCAGAAAATGTTGCGTATATTCATTCGCTTGGTAAAGACCGAATCCGACTTGATGACGAGGTTATTATTGAATCCGGCAAAACATATAAACTCAGAGTAACTTTCAGCGACGATACTACGGAAGAACGAACTGTAACAAATAGTCCCGGAACTTATAACGAGTTAAACTTATCAGACAGTTTCACGCAAATCCCTCAGGATTTCGACATATACGCGTTCGGAGAGAACAATAAAGTTGTTTATCCAGCCAGAATAATCAAGATTGAACGGGACAATAAGAACGAAGTAAAAATAACAGCCAGAACATATGATGAACGTATTTATGACGATTCAGGGTTAACCTTACCGGACAGAAATTATTCAGCACTTAACAGTATGATACCGTATATAGAAAACCTTGTTTTATCTGAAGAATTGTTCAAGGAACTTGACGGGACTGTATCAACCAAGGTTACGGCTTGGTTTCAGAAACCGACCAGCCCAGGTGATTATTATCTGAAGACATATGAGAAAGCCCGGATATTCTTATCGAATGATGAGGGAAGTACATGGAAGCAAATCGGAGAAACGTATGGAGTTAATTTTGCCATTATAGATGAGTTTGCCGACTTACAGACTTATCGTGTGGCCGTTGTGTCTGTAAGTAAAGACGGAGCGCAGAATGCGATTGATAACAGTCCTTATGCAGATATTACGATCGTCGGGA